AAACTCTGCTCTGGTTCTCTCATAGTCTGCAGCTACCAGCCAGTACAGGCCGGGTTCTTCATTTTCTAGGAATCTTGCAACCAGATACTTGGATGCCACCATGGATTTCCCAGCTTGCTCACCACCAGCAACCAGTATGAATCGTTTTCTACAATCTATAATTGGTCTTTGTTTTTCGGTAGGCTCAAAGTTTAGCTTGGAAAATAGATACTCAGTTATCTCCGGGGTTGCTGTTGTCATTAGGCTTTCTCCTAGAGAGAATCTTTTCTACTTCATCAATCGCATTCTGCCTAGCACTTTCAGCCTCGGTAACGTCAGGAGACTTCTTAGATGGCTTGTTATTATCTTTAACCCACTTCTTCCACTCACCCATAATATCTTTCATTCCAGAATCAGCAGCATTGGCATCACGCCTGTACTTCTCAGGATAATGTGCATTAAGTAGGGTGATTAACAGTACGGGATTGTCAGTAGGTTTCTGGTTTTTAATTCTTTCTACCGCCATATCCTGAAGATATTCCTTGAACATCTCGTTAGCAGTAATGAACTTGTCTTTAAAATTATTAGTATTCTTTTCTCGCCAAGAACTAACAGCACTACGGCTGACATTAGATGCTTTACACGCAGCCCTTATACTTCCACATTCTCCATATGCTGCTATGAATGCGGATTGCTTTGCCTCAATTGCTTTCTTGGATATTGCCATCAGGGGTGTACACTACCTTTTCGTATTTTGTATGCCAGATATGTACTGGTACTGGCTATGATACCCAGTGCCAACAGTGCTAGTTTAAACTTTCTTTTTTTACCTGTCACCAGTCTATACCTCCTAACATCTCTGCTTGCATACCAGCGTCACCAAGTACTGATCTTACCACTGCGTCATTGGGAATAGGATCAGTATCTCTAAACTCGTTTATTGCTCCACGTATAGGCATTGTGGCTGGTATGGTTCGTATTCCTGAAATGTACGGATTGTCAGCCAAACGCATCCAAGGATTAATTACTGTACCAGTAGCATCGTACTTAGCAAACTCTTCTTCTAAATTGTAAACCTGACCAGTACGAGGATTAGTTACTGAAGGGTCTGTACGGTGTCCGGGGAACATTTCTGCACGCCCAGTCTTAGGATTTACTGTAGTAAATCTATCTGGATGATTAGGCATATACAGTTCTAAGTTTCTAATCTTGCCCATGTCTGGAATTTCTGTATGTAGGCTAGGCACACGAAAAGCCCTTGCTACCTCCCAAGGTGTACCCGGTAAGCCACCCATATCCTTTCCGAAAATATTAACATGACCACCGCCCTCAGTCCATAATTTATCAAGATAATCTCGTTGTTCCTGTAACCATCCTTCTGCTATGGGTGGGGGTGGATTTGTAAGATCGTCAAGAGATTTATAGTAAGCAGTTGCCGGGTCTAATAATGCTTCATTATCTGCACCAAAAGTAGATAACGGGTTACCCCCGACATCATATATAGGTCTATTTTCATATACGTTAAGCTGAGTTTTAACAGGATTAGTTGTATAGGTATTGGTTCGAGATTTCCCAAAATAAGGATGAGTTAGTGGAAGATCATGACTCGGATAATCTAATTCTGATGGTCGCATATAATACTGTGGCGTACCCTCTCCAGCACCCCAAGGCATTTTTAATCCTTGAAATGTGGAAATACCTAACTCAGGTTCGCCAGTAAAATGATTAACAGAAGGAGAGAACATCCACTCGTTTGTCGGTGCACCACCCCACATTCCTGTAGGCATTCCTTTAGTAGGAAGTGCACCGCCCCTTAGGTAGGTAAGTGCAGGTTGATTACGAGTAGCAAACTTAGTTGCTGCCTTGATAGGAGCGGTAATAAGCTTTCCACTACCAAATGTAGCTACGTCAATCGCATCCATTGTTGTGGAGAATACTTTCTCCAGTGCTCCCATATCATCCCAATGCATCGCAGTACCTGCAACAGGTAAGAAGTGCGATAAAGGATGTTCTTGTATGCCTTGATAAAAGTCAGCAGCCTCATTCCTTAACGAGATAGGTGTATGCCAATTCGTAGGAGTTCGTCCTGCATCCAGTTCAGATATCGCAAACTCTCTGTTAGGAGGAGTATTTAAATCGGTCGATCTATTCCAATTCCAAATAGGCGTATTGTGCCAATTACCATAATTGCCATCACCAAACCCATAATTATTGTGAATAGGCAGTGGGTCTACATGTCCCGGTATATGACTCATCAGCTATCACTCTGAAGAACATCTTTACTCAGGGCGATAATACCAGCGACACAACCAACAGTAACCTCGTTCAATCCAACTACCATTCCAACAATAGAGATTATCCCAAGGAGAACTATAGATAAAAATATCTGCGGTCTTATCTTTCCAAAGAATCGTTCCATTCGCTTGTCTTCTTTTTTAAATGCTGAAGCATATTCTGGCGGTCTATTCATAGACCACATTAAATCAGGTATCCCATTTAATCACAAGTGTCATGTAACAGGGTGTTTCATATATCTCCCCCCCTATAGGGGGGAGTATGAAACACACCATGCTAAACAAGGACTGTTGTTTCGTTGAAACAAGGTGAAATTTCATTGAAACAGAACACTTGTTTCAGTGAAACTGGAAGAAATTTCATGAAACATGGGGGGCTCTTTAACAGGAAAATTCTGTCATGGGTATAAGCCTAGATATATACAAGGGTTCAAGCCATACCCCCTCCATGTCCTCTTTCCACCATTTTCATGCTCTACCTTTTACTGTCGGCATGTCATGGAATTACATTAATCACCAGTCATGAATTTTGACGTCCTGTTTCCATACCTATAAGCTAGCTGGGTGTCGGCATATAGTCGGCACTGGTTAGACCGACCAAATCGGTCTGTTATAAGGAGAGAGAGAACATGACTGAAGCCGTTAAATTCAATACGGATATAGCTGGAATGTTAGAGCACATAGACCAGCTAACACCAGAACAAATAAGGAAGGAATACAAAGCTTTACCAAAAGAATTGAAACAAGCTACCACAGCAGTCATTTATCGTGGCAATTCACCCATGAATGGCGACCAAATAATGTGCGTGGTATCTGGTATCAAAACCAAGTCACAAAACGATAAGACCGGAGTGATGGCACAGGCGTCAATATTGCTGGCAAATATGCATCCTGTTGAAGGCTATAAAACAGGGGCCGACGAGGCTATATGTGGTGAATGTCCATTACGACTAAATGAAGGCTCTCGAATCTGCTATGTGAATGTTCTATTTAATAACGGCAGTCAGTACAAATCAGTAACGAATAATGAAGTATTTATGACACCTAGACAGCTAGCCGTAATCCTAGCCTATCGACAGCGTGGTATCAGGTGGGGATCGTATGGTGATCCGGCCATGTTGCCATTCGGATTAATCCATCAGGTTATGTCCCTCAGTGGTGTACACCACACCAGCTATACCCACCAGTGGATACAACCATGGTTTGATAAACGTCATCTGGTCTATTCCATGGCCTCAATTGACCACGTAAACACTGTTGATATGTTAATGGAATTGCAGGATGAAAACACCAGATATTACAGGCTAGTTGATAGCTACGAAAACCTATTGCCCGGAGAGATTAAATGTCCATCAAATAGTGACTCCCGGAAGGAGGACGGGAGCAGGAAAATTACCTGTGCTGAATGTGGACTGTGTGCAGGTAGCAACAAGCAAGCTAAATCCATAGCAATTATCGAGGAATAAACAACATAGAATCAGGAGTAAAAAACATGAAAGTCGGGACATACATAAAGAAAAATAGAATGACAACAGTCGGGTCAAATAGAGGGAAAGACTTTATTAGCCCATATTTCAAAGAAATTAATCGATCCTATTTATACATCGTTGAGAGGGTTAGTCACATCGAATTTGATACCTATAAACAGGAATATTACTGGGGTCATAGAGTACGAAAAAATGGTACAAGATTTGGGCAGGAAAAAATGATTTGTACTAGTGGCGAACTTGCCAAACCTTACACATTTGAATCCTATGAAATTATAGAAAAACCTAAGGGGTAAATATATGAAATTAACTGGGCATTCTAGAGACCC